GTAGTAACTCTCTTTAGGTGCTTCATAGAATGCCTCTCAATCGCCCACAAATGGCCGCTGGTGCGTTTAAATTTCTTTTAGGTACCTGGGGTCATCCGTGTCAATTTGAACTGTAGATCGTACCCCAGGGCGTTAGCCCAATCAACTAAATGCATTAGGGGAATAGTTCTACGGGGGTTGTTCTCCCATCGTTCTATGGTTTGTGGGGTATACCCCGACACAACGGACACGTATACCCTATCCATATTGAGCTGCAGTCTACGGATAAACAACTGAGCTTTAATCTCAGTGCAGGGGAATACTTCCTTGAGTTCTACGCCAAGGATGTATTTGTTTCTGGACAAACGTACGTAGGCCATGGAACCATCCTCTTCGAAGTTGCCAGACTCCACGATACTTGACCAGCTCTAACGTCATTAGGTTCCTCCTTTGTAGACTATGATCTTGGTACCCTTGTTAAGTTTCTGTGTCTTGGGTGGCTTGATGACTGCCATCTTACCCTTGCGTGGACTGGCAATACCTTTAACCTTAATACCTTTAGGTTTGTTAGTCTTCCACTTACGTTGAATCAGAATACCACTAATGATATTCTCATCAACATGATCTAGCAACCAATCGAAAGTATCCACAAATGAATCGAAGGCTTTACTGGAAGTCCCATTACTTAACGAAACTACCCAGAACTTAGCGAACCCATCTCTTTCCATACGCTCTGCTACCGTCTTCTTCGTAGTCTTGAGCTTCTTCCCCGTCTTCATGTCAATCTCCAGTTTACGGGTTTCTGTCCTAAAGAGACTAACGAATCATTGATGGTCGTAAAGAATCGGGAACCACTGAAAAGGTTATGTCCTCCCTTGCTTCCGCGATAGCGCTCCGCCGCCGGATGAGCTCTCCGTATAACTTTTGAGTTTCCTGAGGTCGCGAATCTCGCATACTCCTGTGCAACTCTTCCCAGGAACGCCAGTACCACGCCTCGACTGTCCAGTGTCCTGACAATCTCCTCAGTGAGAGATTGCCATTCCGTCCAGCTGTAATGAGCCAGAGACTGCCCATGTACGGTACTAGGTATTGCATTCCAGAGTAGGACGTTTTCCCTCTTAGACCATTCCGTAAGATCGCCCGAACTAGGGATGGGATAATGGAGGTCATGTTGGTACTCCCTCAGGATTACACCTAGAGTATATGGGAATACAGTGAGATTCCCAGGAATAGAGAAAGCAATGCCAGTTGCGTCAGCAATATCGGGATAAGGATCTTGCCCCACGATGGCCACCCTAACACGTTCAAGACATACGTGATCGAGAGCATTGAAAAGAAGTTCCCTACGAGGACACAGGAGAGTACCATGTTTATCCAGCTCATCTAACTTCTCCTCAACTTTTCTCCAAGCGTCAGATCTCCAATATTCTAAATCATCCCATGTCATCTGTTCCTCACTTCGACCTCCAATCCGCTCGCAGCCATCTCCTGCAATAGATCGTCAAGATACTCTCTGTTAATCAAATAAAAATACTCCCCCTCTTCATCCGTATTATACGCTGTTGCGTTCATTGCAATCCAGTCCCTTCCGTCAGTGGAGTCGGATAGGACGGTACATCTGAACTTACCTTGGGAGATTTTGATGTCGGCCATGACTGAACCTCCTTGTAACAGCCGGTTAGGGTATCGAACACAACATCTCCTGCAGCTCCCGTACGACCAGAGAACCGATTTTTCGATACCATGATCGGGGTAGTATTGCGCAGGATAGGATCAGGATTAAGGACATCCCGAGAAAGATCAATGCGTATATCAGCAATCTTACTGATATAGCGAGAGCCACGAGTCTGTCCAAAATCGTTGACGTGAGATACGATAAGAAGCGCATAGTCCAGCTCCTTCACCATGGATTCTACTTGCGAAGAGAACCAGTCAAGTGCCTTGCGTTCATCTTCTCCTGATATTCCGATAGGAACCATAGTGATATGATCCAACAGGACGTAAGTACACCCACAAGCCACAACCAGGAACCTAATGGTATCCAAGAGGCTCCTTGGATCGTTGCTCCCAAAGTGATTAAACAAGTATAGACGGTCATCCTTCTTAAGTAGTGTCTCAAGTGCCTGATATACGGTATCCTGTCCCACACCTGAGTCTGGAAGATGTACTGGCTTTTGGAGTTCAATGCCAGCCAGAGCCTGAAGATGGCGACGTGGTAGTTCCTCCAGATAAATAGCGGCGACGTTGGTGTCGGTCTCCTTGAGAAGCTTGTGTTCGATGGCATGCATGAACTCCGTCTTGCCAATGCCCTCTTGGGCGGTGATCAGAACCGACTCACCGGTGCGGATACCATATGTCATCTCGTTGAGTTGATCAGTGAATGGATATGGCACACCGCGCCGGTGATCTTCTTCCAGGATCTTCTTGAACTCAGCGTTAGAGGATACTACCTGTTCGGGTAAGTATCTTTTTGCGTTGTTCCAAAGATTTCGGAGCTCTTCTCCTTCGCCGAGTTCCACGTAGGAGTTAGCATCTTTTCGGTCCGGTCGAGTAAATCGTACGTGAAAGACTCGGTCCGGGTCGAATAGTTTTGCAACTTTTGCTGCAGCTTCACGCCCTGCGGCGTCCCCATCAAACGCGAGGTATACTCTCTCAAATGAGGATAGCCAATCACGGCTAGCGCCCACGTCAGCGACAGCACTGCCAGCAGCTTGTACAGATACCACAGGGCTCCGAATGACTTGGTAAAGACTTGGAGCATCTAGTTCTCCTTCCGTTATGGTCACATACTGATGCGACCCTGCTGCGAAACGATCTATTCCAAAGAGGCCAGGGCTATGAGTCCCGCTCCAGTAGAATTCTTTTTTATCCAATCTTCTAATTTTCGTGGATCCGTTCGGGTAAGGATATCCAATAGCACTAGGGCTTCCTCCTTGGTCAACCTTAGTCTTAATTCCATAATACCGGAATGTTTCCGCAGACACACCTCGTAGGGGTACATACTGGTACGTGAATTCTCCTGATTCTCTGGCATCTGGAGCTCCTTCGGGAGGTTTGTAGTACTGACATGAAAAGCAGTAGCCGTGACCATCATCGTATAGATGGTAGGCATCAGAGCTAGGGCAGGAGGGGCAGGGTAATTTTCCTTCGACGAGGTTTGACAACGAGCAATTCCTTATTCAAATTAATTAGACGCTTACGACGCTGTTCGGGAGTACCCTCATGACCGAAGGTCCAGGTAGTCGGTGCCCAATCCATGGCAGGAACAGGATCATTCTTGTATTCTAATTCAGAAAAGTAATAATAACTACCGATGTTTTTGTTCTTGGCACGGAAGACATCCACTGGTTTGACCAGGGTCTGTCTCATGGGATCATCAGACTTGATAATCTGATCCTTCCAATAGTCAGGCTCCCCCTTATACATCCACGCAGTGACGTAGGTAACCAGGGGATCCCAAATAGGTGTATCAGGGGCATGGTACATGATCATGACCTTGACCCGTTCTCGGACGAACATTACACCATTAAAGGTACGTTCGTCAAGCAATTGGAACCAATGCTCGGGATATTTTATCTTACACAGGAACCCTCGGACACGAGCGGGAGGGAACAGCAGTTCGCGCTTCGAATCCATGCCATCTCGACGGACCCACAGCTTATTTAGATGGGATTTGTCGGGCACGGTGTCGTCATGGCCCATCGGAACTGGATATGACAGGTCTCCCAGAAGTTTTTTCCACATGATGAGTCCGTCATCCTCGGTGAAGCCATATCCTTTGATATCCAAATGCTCGTCAGGAATACCATTCAAGAACCCCGGCGCATAGTTGAATATGAACTGATGCTGGAAGCGGGCTAGGTGTGCCACGTCAGGGGTATACTTGGGTAGCTTCAAGGTATCGAAGAACCGTTTGTCCTTGTCGTGATTGATCACGGCGCTGGCTCCCGTCACCAGTAACTTACGAGCACGTTCCATGACGTTCATATGGGTCCTCCTGTTAATAGGTGCCAGTCGCGCAAGTTGACAACTCCTGCCACTGGCTCTGCCGGTCCTGTGCGCATCGCCGACAGCGTGGGGAGTTAGCTGGCCTTCAACTGCTTCTTGGCCTTGCCGTTGCCGTTGGCCTTATCTTCGACCTTGCCGCTCTTGGCTTGAATCGCAATGGCATACTTGCGAAGCTGGAACAACAAGGACGTAATGTGATCGGCATCGACTTCAGTCACGTAACGCTTGATCTCACCTGCGGGCCACTTGACGAAAGCTTTGTCCCCGGTGAACAGATCGTGTGCCGTCTGGGACGACCAGTCGGACACCTTGTCCTCCTCCACCTTCCACTTGGAAGGATCCAAAGAATCGAAGAACTTGTCTCCCTTCTTCTTGGACTCAGCTGGGATCAATGGGATATACGGCTGAGGCGCCTGCTTCCCTTCCGGATACTCTCCCACCTTTCCCTTCAAGTCCTTGAAGTCCTTGGTCCCCACATCCCCACATTCCAGAGCCTTGGAATAAGGAATCAAGATCTCCTTCAACGTCTTCCAATCCGTAGGCAAGGAGCCCATCCGCTTATGGATGAACACCCGCCTCTGATTGTCCGTCATGGTCTCAGGTATGGAGACCACGACCAGCTTGGGCTCATCGGAAGGAGCGGGCTTGGCCTTGATCAGAGTGGAGTCGGAGCCGACGGCGGACTTGGTGGGCAGCAGGGACTTCTTCTTCCCTACTGTGGGTGGATCGAATCCTTCACCATCGGATAGGTATCCCCAGGTGAAGCTCCGATCCTTCTTAGTGGCCGAGAGTGTTGCCGACGCGTCATCCTTAGAATGGAAAACTACGACGGTATCCCCGCCAGCTTCGGACGTAACCGCGTTCTGAAAGTCGGTGTTCGTAGCGATCTCGTCCATCAGGTTTTCGACTGTCTCGCAGCCTTCGGTCTTCTCGAACAACTCGTTGACCTTGTTCTTGAGAAACAGTTCCACGAACTGATGTTCGGCAGAGTAGCCGGACTTGTCTTGATACTTCTTCAGTTCGCCAGAGACGAAGCAGACGATCAAAGGGTTGTCGCCGTCCTTGAAAAGAACGTACGGCTGAAGATCATCCTCCTTGACGTCACCGTCCTGCTTGAACAACGTCATGATCACGAAGTCTTCGGTGAACGATTCCTTCACGATCGTGAGAGCCGCGGCGTCATTGCCTCCGTCGACAACTTCCGCCAATGTCTCCAGGCTCTTGTTGCCCTTGTCGTCCTCGACTACTACCGACACACCGAAGCCAGTGGGATACAGCTTGCATGCTGTAGTCAACAGCTCCATGTCGATGGTCTGTCCGGACTTCTCGATAGCAATAATCCCCTTACGCATTTAGTTCTCCTCTATGCTTTGGGGTTCAGGCTGACTTCAAGACTTTCTTCTGCTTGGGCGGCTCTTCTCCTTCTTTCTGTTGAAGTTGCGCAACCAAACTAATGAAGTCTATGTTGGACTTACAAACAGGTAAGTCCCAATCGATCTTCTCCCTAATACGCACAGCATCCTCAGTATCAATCTCACCAGCCTTGACCATGTAGTCCAGCATCTCCGAGAAACGCTGGTTGACTACCTGATCCACATAATCGTTATGCTCTCGTTCTTGATTCATTCGTTGTCTCCCCAGACGAATGCGCAGCGGAGTATTGATTACCCACGCGAAAGCGTTCCATAGCCAGATCATAGGAGATCCTCCATGTTGATTGACTCTACTGCTTCGAACACAGACTCGAATGGTCCGTGCACAGAGGCAACACCATCGTGAGCTTGGATCAAGAAGATCCACCACTTGTGAAGTCCCTCGTTCTTATAGGAACGTTCGATGGTGAGCTGGATGTTAGAGTAACCACGCAGTTGATAACGATATGCCTTAGGTTTCTCGAAGTACATCTCGTTGATCTTGACACGAGCTACCTTCATGGTAACCTCCATGCAATAAGAAACCCCCGAGGAGCTCTGCTGCAGAACTCAACTCGGGGGTTACGCTGCTGGGCGGGGGACAGAGGACCCAGCGCGCGATCAGTAAAGTTTCTTATAAGCTTTCTCGTATGGGATGTTCCCCTCACCTACCAGGTAAGGTTTAGCAGGCGGAGCTATCTCATCCAGGTTAATCTTCTGCTGGTACAAGACAGCGCCCAGATGAAACTTCTTGAAAGCTTTATCTCTCGATTCATACTTGATCGAGCGATAGATAGTTCCATCATTGAATCTCTTTAGGATGTAGTACTCCGACTGAGATACCCAGGCCAGACAGACCTTGGTGATATCGTCATCGAACAGTACGATGCAATTGTACAACTTGATTTGCAACACGGCTTCCAGTTTCTTCCGCATTGCCTCCACCCGCTCTTTAGCGGACCTGGGAGAATCCAAACTTATTCTACTGTCCTCCTCATGTAGTTCCGCACGTCTAGCATTGCTGGACTCACGCGTGATCACACCGGGATCAGCATCCATTACCTGCGGGAGCATCACCCGTTCACCGAAGAACCATGCCTCGAACTTGGTCAAGGCGATGGCCTTACCATGCACCCAATCCAACCAACCTACAGCTGGACCGGCATGTTTGGGTGAGTTCATGTACTTCTTACGCCGACTGGCACGAAGTTTCCTTACCTTCACTTGCATACTGCGATTGGTCATGTTGTCCTCCTTTGACCATTATCTATTGTACCAAATGGTACACGTCCAATCAACTCATTCCATCCTTACTTCGCAGCCATTTGAGCCAAATGACTACCGTGGCTTTGCTGAAGTGTGTGTTAGTGTGCAAATAGCGAATGGCATCTGAGTCCACCAGATTTCTAGAGATGTCCTCCAGCATTAACAAATACTCGCTGGAGTGCGCCCCATAAGGTATGCATTCCCAAAACTGGTTATGTCTCTTCGACATCGTCGGCATTGGTCCCTCCAATTAGCCATGCACCGTCGCCGCCACCTGTCACGTCAGTGTCGTGCGACGACCAGCATCCCTCGAACTGATCGAAATCATAGTTGCATCTATCTCCCCCTCCGAAGGCTAGCTCTGGATGTTCCATCAGATACGTGTAGTGATGTAGAATCCCACCGATACGAACGGTGGGAGTACCATTGTATTCGACGTTACCGCCGAAGAAACGTACACGAACAGAGCGATCATGCCAGTTGACCGCATTAACCTTACCCCAATCAGTGATGCCCATATCCTGCCTATCCAGGTCGATTACATGCTCACCGATTCGAGGAGGCCACTTGCGAAAGTCACTCATAACCATTCGATCCTTTGATCGGGGAATACCTTACAAGCTATCGACTTCATCCAGGTACTTGAAGGTTTCCTACCTGGATACTGTTCACGCGCTGTTATCCAATAGTGGTTTCTTGCGCGACCTACTAAGTAGATAGCATTGAAGTTTCTGGCAAACAGTTTAGCAGTGTCGAGAATTTGCTCGAAACGTGCTTCACGGCGTTCGCGTGTAAGTCCCATCTGTCCCTCCTGTTGAGAATAAAAAGACCCCCAGCTAGCTCACCCATCCCGTCAACGGGTTGACGACACGGACTAACTGGGGGCCAAGTTGCCTGACGGACTAGGTTGTGCCTGAGGGCCGCCCGTCAGGAGCCGCTAAGAGGTTCGTTTGTCCCTCTGAGTTGTATTTCCAGTGACGCGATGATTTCCTTGTTATGCTCACTGACATCGCGTATCCAGCGAGCAGCTGGTGCTACACACCAATGAGCCGTAGGCAATAGCGTACGGTTCCATATGGTGCGATCCACCAATTCCTGCCGCAAATTGTCCTCCATGACTACTTAGCCTTGAGAACAAATTGCGGGTGAACACGGGTACCATTGGGATAGCAGTCGTGCTGGTCGAACAGAGCGGGTTGGACTTCGCTCTGTATGGCTATCCACAACGCCTGCAACTCGTCACCGATCAATCCGGTCTGGTGTTGCAGTCTCTCGTACTCTTCCAACTGAGACTTGCTCAGTCCTAAGTCCTTCCAAGCCATGCTGTCCTCCTTACGTGGGAACCGCTTCCCACTATCTATATTGTAGCAGGTTGAACATGACGGATCAATCACCGTTCCATATATGAGTAGACCCACAGCTGCGTCAGTGTGTGTTTTAGTTTAAGGAATTAGCGTTGGGGGTGAGCCAGGCTTAGCGGTGCGCGTTATGACAGGTAAATCGCTTCGCTTTTACCTTGTTGGTTGGTTGTTGTTTGTTTGTTATTTGATCGGTGCTATTCAAATGCCGCTATTTGAAAGCGTCTATTTGAATTAGTCTGATTTGAATAGCAGATTGCTTGTTCGATGTAGTGTGAAGCCCGCTTCACACTGGTATGGTGTGAAGTAATCTTTACAGTATCAAACGGTAACCATCAAATACAACCATTGGTTGGTTGACTAGGCCGGAACAACCCTTTACAATGAAAAGAAAAAAAAGAACAAAACGGGAATGAATTTCCCGGCGAATAGCGGGCTTTGCCCCCGGATCGGATGGTCCGTTCGCGCTGTTTGATAAGTGAATAGGTACTAACGCAACCGCGCGACCTGCAATGGTCGTGTGGCAATGTTGCTATGCAAGCGGCGTTTGTTTGTTTGTTCCAACATGGAGCAAATCAAATGCGAGTTCCTACAATCAAGATAGTGGGAAACAGTGGCGCGTATATCATGCCCGCTGGACATGCTGACAATGGTTACATGCTAGGGTGCGAACCCCCGCGCTATCCCGTTCCAGCACTAGCAGATACCGCGACCGTTTTATTGTTAGGCCGATATAACGGGCAATGGTGCGGCACGGATAACGGATTAGCTTGGGACGAGATATGGCGCTATGACATTCCGGACTATTGCTAACATGGAACGTTATCGCGAGTTTACGTTCCATGATGCTATCAAGCAATTCGAACGTGACTACATCATTCACCAAATAAAGCGATATGGGACAATAACCCGTACCGCAAGGGCCGTCGGACTATCCAGACGTGCCGTATATGATCTAATAATCAGACACGGCATTAACTGGAAACGAAACACAATCCGAGAATAACCTAACAAACAGACAGCGCCGCTTCCGCCGCAACATTGTACTGAAAGCAAACAAACCGTTTGCTATACAGTGTTGCGGTTTATGAGGACTGCTATGTCTAATAAGAAAACCCTACGTTCCACAAAGGACATTCCGGCGGCGGATCGTGTTGTCGACGTATCTGACAATCAACCGACGGACGACACACAGGACGCCGTGTCAACGTTGCAGACAACGGGCTTGCCCAAGTGGCTCGTTAACTTTGGGCGCAAGGTGTCTGACACGGCCGTGGCATTGTCTGACAGGTATCTGGCGGCAGACAAGGACATTGAACTGCTACCTCTGCCGCTTGGCCTAGACTTTGCCACTACCATGCCCAAGGAGTTCGCCGAGTTCCCGCGCGTCGGAAGCACGGCAAGCGACGCCACTTGCTTGGTCCCCTATCTGAAAGCAACGCCTACGCTTAACGCCAAGCGCAAGCTAACAGACAGGCCGGACATATATGAACTGCCTAAGAAGCCAAGCAAGAGCACGGGCAAGCGTACCAGCAACCGCAAGGCAACCAAAGGCAAAGGGCGCGGCGCGGAAGCAAAGACACGCAATCGCGTTCAAGATTTTGTGGAACTGGAACATCCTACAGGTATCAGGTTAGTCGCCCAGATATCTGATCTCAAAAAGAAACTTGCGCCCGACAACAAAATGTCGGTCGCGGCGCGAAGTAAGATGGCTTCCGAATTGTCTGATCGAAGCAAGAAACTTGCGAAGCTAGTTCGCTTGCACGCCAAGGGCTTCAAGGCAATTCAGACTGTGCACGCAATTAACGAATGCCCCACCATCGGCATTCAATTCTATTGCGTGTCAGAGAAGCCCACTGACAACGCGTATCAGCTACCGGCTGAGGTACTAGAACACGATGATAAAGAGCCGGTATGGGAAAGCGGTGCATGGCTTGACCCCACACAAGCCAATGTCATTAAACTTTACGACTACACTGTGGGCAAAAAGGGGACGCCCAAAATCAGCGGCGAAACTTCGATCAGTGTTGCTGATCTAATCAAGCTGAACCTAGACGCTATCCCGGAAACGGAAGCAATCAACGTAGCAAATCTGATTGCTACCGGCGAAAAGGAAGCTAAGTCGGGTGACACTGATAACGGCGCCGACTTAGACAAGGCCGTTGCAGACGTTGACACGTTTGCAGAGAACCTTGCAGAGAACGTTGCTTACTGGATTGGCGACAATCCAATCGTGAGCGACATGCTTGTGCTAGGCACTGCAAAGAAAACAAATGACGTTGTGGCCTTCCTCGATAGTGCATCGGGACTGGATGCTTCCGTCGATCTACTAAAGCTAATGCAGGCGGCGCGCATATACTTCAACGATGTCAAGAGGCGCGACAAAGCGCACAACGCCCTGCAAGAGCAAATTGCTATTCGCAAGCGTGAAGATACCGAGCGCGCGGCGAAGCTAGCTCGAACCGATGGTCCAGCGGTAGAGCAAGAGGCAGCAACAGCCTAACAAACAAACATCTCATAAGCCGCATGAACTAACAAACTAATAAACCCCGTCAAGTGATCTTAACAGATTGCTTGGCGGGGTTCTTTTTTTGTTTGTTTGTTGTCTGTTGTTTGTTTGCTCTTATCTTATAGTGCTCTTATTAGTTAACTGTTTGTTTGCTTCACACGGAACTAATCAGATCATTACGGTTTGTTTGTTTGATGTAATGACTAGCGATTAGATGTGTAGTGATCTAATAAGTTTAACTGTTTGTTTGTTGTTTGTTTGCTCTGACGTCGTGCCACCCACCCAGGGGGGACACCCCCCACGAAGCTGCAATGAATTACACCTCAAAAATATCGCCCCAAAATTTGAAAAGTACGAAATCGACGCTACGGTACCTAGGAGCCTCACTGGTGAGTTTTGTATTTATTTGGCTACCTACCTACCTTACGAAGTAAAAAACGCACCAGTGAGCTTCTCTGGGCGTTTACGGGGCATTGTACGTGAAGTCGAGCTTCCGGATCCGTCTATCGTAATCATCGAAGATTTTATCATATTCCTGTAAAATAGATAATTTTGCCCCTGAAGGGGCTATTACATTCCACCAGATGATCTGAGGCTTGTTATTGAGGTAACTAAGATTACCTAATAGTTTACTATTCTTCTTCACTTGACATTTACTTTCATTTGTGTTATATAAACTACTTTTGTGAAGGAACTATGGCTAAGCCTAAGATACATCACTGTCAAGGATATTATCAATTATCCAAGATAATTACAACCTCAAAGAAACCTAAATGAAAACTTTCTATACTAATAGACAGTACTTACAAATAATCAACGAAAAGGTAAACTATATCATGACGGTACTCGACGATCTCAACACAGCTGTGACTACACTGTCCAGCTCTTTCGACACGCTAGACACTGCCATCCAGGCAGAAGTCGTGGCTCTCACGGATGCGCTAGACGCAGGTAATTCTGCCGCTATCTCCACAGCCGCAACTAACATTTCAACAGTCTCAGCCAACATGGCTCGTGACGCAGCGACACTGACAGCGTCGGTCGCTCCTAAGACTCCCGCAGTTTAATGGCCAAGAAGAAGCGTGGAAGCCGCCCTAGTAGATTGAAAGGCGCTAAGTCTGGATATCCCACTGGTGGCGGTCCTCCGGGCATGACTCCTGAAATGCAGTCTGCCATGAGTGGTCCAGGTCCCTTCGCAGCAGGTGGCCCTCCCGGTGGAGGCCCTCCAGGTAAACCCGGTGGTTACTAAGTGAATGAAAGATTACCGGTACTGTCCCGTCTGTAGAAAAAACTTCTTCACCGACAGATGGATCTGTCCCAGATGTCATAGTAAATTAATAGACACTCCACGAGAGGAAGATTAAATGCCTGCAGGTTACGAGAAGATGCGGGATAAGTTCGCAGGTGGACAGAAGTCAGGACCTAAGTACAAATCAGCCCAGAAGAAGGCAGCAATGATTTGGAACTCTAAACACAAAGGCGGTGAAACCGTCGGTAAAGGAAGAAAATAATGGCACAAGCAGTAGATAGATTTTTATTCGGTCTATGTTTCGGAATGGGATTCGCCGTAGCCGGCGCAGTCCTAGCACTCATAGTTCAACTCCTATCTCATGGAGTACACTAATTGATGTTGTCTCAACTAATAGATAACTTATGGTATATTAAAGCTATAGCAGAACATACAGGTGTAGTAGAAACCTGGAATGTAATGGGCTTCGAGTCTCTGGAGAAGTGTCTAGATTTCTTCAATGGTACAGACCCTACATGGCTTCACGACAAGTCTTGGTTGACTCAATATCTACATGATGATGTAACCTGGATATGTGCACAAAATGGCGTTAAGTCTTGATAGACCTATTATGGCTACTCCTCCAGGAGAGGAGTACCAATCAGGTCTCCCTCGCAATAGACCTCCAGCATATCTAGATGGCCCTCCCGTAAAAGGATTTGACAGATCTCCTAATTACATACGACACATGGGAGATGATACTCCCATTCAAGCTTACTCTCTGAGAGAGGATTATGAAAGAAACGCGGAATGGTATCCTACGAAGACAACGCGAGATTGGAAGACAGACAATCTTAATACTGAGTCTAGTCGTTATCCTCCTACTGCTACTCCTCTTCATCCCAGTAAAGTAGGTACCAACAGAATACCCAAAGCTACAGAACATCATGAAGGTGATCGTTCTGACTTAGCATTCAACAGGAGTAAAGGTTAATATGACTAGTACATCTACTTCCACCACATGGGTTCACGATCAACGTGGATCCGCAGAAACTACCGTTCCTTTTGCAAGTACGACAGCGAGCGGAACTCCTCTGTTAGGGACTAACTGTCCTGCAGTTGATGCTTCAACACCGTATGCCTGGCTAATAATGAAAACTGAAGATGGTAGTACCGTCTATGTTCCGGCATGGAAATGACCAAACATCTGAGTAAAATGTTCGACGTTAAAACTAAGGAAGAAAAATATGCCCGTTACCGGCGAAGACAGTCATAAGGCTGAGAAGTTTGATCTTCCAGTAATTGACGTTCAGAAAGCACGACGTAACTTCGAAGGATACCGAGAGAAGAAATACTACTCTCTGGCAGACTTGAAGAACAACGAATGGAAGTTTCACACAGGTACTACAGATACTGACGAAGCTACTGATCCTAACGACAATGAAAAAGGATATGCAGGTATCTACCAGAAGAAAGGCTTACCTAAGCCTCGTCCATCTAAAATGGATTCCCCTCTGGAGAAGGCAGACTTAAAAGCTAAGACCATGAAAGAAAATTGGAGTGCTCTCTGATGGTTAGTGAGTATCCTAAACAAGGTAAACCCACACATCCCGATGACGTAGGTAAACGTCGTATGCCTGCCAGACAAATAGCAGAAAATGATGAGAACAGTTTAGTCAAATATTCAGTGGGAGCTAAAGGTGGAATGTCTAAATTACCTCCTACCAGGGATTTGGGAGAAGCTTTGAAACAGCATCAAAGTTTAAAAAGATTATATCCTAAATCTGATTTCGAAATTAAAGGCGAATAAATGTCAATCTTATATGTAACAGAATTTCAGAATACAATGCCTAATACCATAGGTGTAGGGCAAGCGTCTATTGCTATAGTGCCTCCCTTGGCAGAGCAATTCTTCACCATTTCAGGTTCCTCAGCACAGTCTTCGGCATTCAACGCTAATACCAAATTTGTCCGTCTTCATACCGACGTAAGTTGTACCATTGAATTCGGAACTAATCCCACTGCAGTAGCCCTTCAAACAGCACGCATGGCAGCAAATCAAACTGAATATTTCGGAGTGCCACAAGGTGCCAGTTATAAAGTTGCTGCAGTAACCAGCGCATAAGGAAACACATGACCTCAGTAATTATGCCAGCAGGATCTTCTTCGGTAGATCTCAATACGCTTCTGGCTGTCTTATCTAGTCCTCAATCAATTAAAGATAACGTCGCGCAGTTGAAGAAAGCTTCCGATGAAGCCACAGCATCTCTGACGAAACTAAGATTGGAACAGGTTACGGTAGATAATCAACGTAGAGCTGCAGAAGCAGCTATGGCTGCTAGAGAGAGACAATTGCGGGAGACTAAAGAAACTCTGGATAGCAATGTTTCAGAATATGTGGCTAAGAGGACTTCGGTAGAAACCCGAGAGAAAGCTCTACAGCAACGTGATATGGATCTGTCTGCCCGTGAGCGAGCAGTAACGGAGACTGAAAAAAACCATAGAGCTAGAGAAGCTTTTCTGGATAAAAGACAAGAAGAGATTCTAGATAAAGAGCACAATGTTGATAAGCTCTCTACTGAAGCTGCTAAGATAAAATCCGAGTATCAAACTCGTATGGATCAGCTCACAACAATAATTAGACGATGACCTTTTCGCAACGGTCTCACGAAGGCTATCTTTTCGTAGATCATCGAGCCTCTCCAGGCATACCTGAAGAGAAAGCAATTCAAATGGGCTTACCTCCTTCGTCAGTCAAGGAAGGACAAGTCTACGAAGCTCCTACACTAGGATGCATTCATTGTGGCTGTCATGTAGTACTAAATCCTAACAGGGTACGTGCCAGAGCTTTCTGCTCTAAATGTAATCGGTATATATGTGATTACTGTGAGGCGGCCCGACAACAACCCGATTACATACATCGAACAATCCACGAAACAGTGGACATAATTACAAGGAGCAACTCAATTGGCTAAAAGAATCTTTACTTCTGCAGCGATTACTTACACAGCTTCCAACGCTGGTTCTGCTACTGCAGGTTCTACCGCTACTTTCATGGCCCTCAAGGGAGCCTCCGGTACGCAGACTACAGACGTTCTAGAAATCCTAATTTCAGGTAAACAGACTTCGTCTACTGTAGCTGCAATGGAGTTCACTAGAGAATCAACTCTGGAGACTACTCCTACAACTCTAGCAGCCCCTCACTCAGATGGTCCTCTGCATCCCGCTACTGCAGCTCTAGCAGCTCCAGTGGTCTCGTATGTAGCAGCTTCTACTGGGCCTACTCCATCCAATACAGTTACAGACGCACATCTTAACTTAGGTCTGAATCTGTTCGGTGGTATCATCAGATGGAACGCAGCTCCTACGCAGCAATGGACTATGGTAGGCAACACAGCCCCCTTCGGTGCGTCTATTCTCTGGAATAGCTTAACCGCCGGTGGTGTTACAGGTCTGGCAGACGCACACATCATCTACGAGACCTATTAATGGTCACGTTAGCGGGTGCTATCGCAGCTCAGCCGTACATAGCTCAACTACAAAATCTGAATAAAGCTGTAGCCGATCTAGCCGCCGCTATTTCGGCTAACAGTACTGTGGCGCAAATCATGTTGCAGGTCTTAGACTCGCAGCAGAATTCTAGTATGGTTACTATCTCCTATCCCTTCAATGTGGCAGATTCTAATGCCATATTCTGGGATATCAAGAATATCATTGCTAATGACGTCAACATTCAGACTAATGCCTTAGGAGTAATAACTTGACCACTACTGCATCTATTGTCTATGCTGGCGCCGGTACCATTACCCTGACTAGTTCAGGTCTAGCTTCTACCGCAGGCTTGTTAGCAGGTAGAGCTAGTACTGCAGTAGATAATAGTTCCACTAAGAACGTAGATTTCTTGGTAGGTGGTAAGTTAGTCACTACTGCTACAACTACCACCAATACTGTAATTCAGATATGGGCTTATGGTTCATATGACGGTACTACGTATACGGGAGGTATTACCGGTAGTGATGCGAACATAACGCTAGATACAGGTGCCAAGAACTTGCTCAAGATGTTGTGTATAATACCTAATATTACTACTACAGCAGTAACATATGCCTGGGGACCCTATTCAGTAGCTCAAGCATTCGGAGGAGTTTGTCCCATTAAATGGGGGATATACATAGTTCAGAACACCGGTACTGCGTTAGCAGCTGGTGGTGAGACTAAGTATACACCCGTCAACTATCAGAGTGCCTAATGAGTCTTCAATTGGATGGATCTTCTTTAGTCTCTAATTCTGCTACGCTAGTGACAGCATTCTCCTATACTATGGGAGGTTGGTTCATGTCTTTAGATGGAGGCGCAGGTTCTTTCTGTTCACTAGGCTCTACAGCCAACAATACTAATTTCTTTGATTTGGTAATAAGTTCCGGTCAAGTTCAAGTTAATTTTAATGGTGGGGGAACAGTCCAATCCGGGCTTACAGGTGTATTCCCGGCCATGGGAAATTGGTTCTATGCTATGGCCGGAGGAGTAAGTGCCACTAGCAAATGGGTGGCTTGCTTTGATCCCAATACTGGGTCCTATGGTAGTGGTACTTCATCTTCTAGTGCCACGCCTGCAATAAACGGTTTGGTAATAGGTGGTAGACGATCGCAAACAGGTGGGCAAAATATTGTCGGACTGGTTGCTGAATGGTTCTTGCTCAATGCTACTCCTCTAGGTAATCTTAGCGCTGGTCCCAGACAAGATCAAGTAATGCAAGCGGCATTCAATGGAATCTGGTCAGTTCCAACTTTTCAGTCAACCAGCATGGATGAATATAAAAGTTTTATGCAAGACTCAGATGTGACAGCTGGTAGTCCGCTGCCAACATCACATGTTACTGGTTATAATTATCAACAGATAGCACAAATTTGGACAGTTTCCGGGCAACCTACAATCGGTCCTCCGTGTCCCTATGTGCTTTCCACTACTATACGACCTCCGCAAAGCCAGATTATCCGCAATGTAATTATCTAGTGCCATGGCCTTCGGCATTAGACCCTTACCCTTTGCTGTACCGGATCCCTTCCAACATCAGCAAACATATAATTATCAATTACCTCCGGCAGCCCCCAGATACTGGAATATCTTCTGGTCGCAAGGTCCTGCCATTCCTTCGGCAACAGTCAGTATTCCTAACAACCAAGATGACTGGCCTATTGCTCAGAGACCTTACTGGAATATCTTTTGGTCTCAGTCATTCGATCTTAATACCCTAGGTACTCCACCTTTCAACCAGGATGACTGGCCCAATCCTAAATCTAGGTACTGGGATATCTTCTGGAGCCAGAATCTTCTAGAAGAAGAATTACTCAAGCCTCCGTTCCTCCAGTTCGATTGGCCTAATCCTCAGCGAGTCAATTGGAATATCTTCTGGAATCAAACGTTTGATATCAGAACGCTAGGCACCAATCCCTTCCGTCAACAAGATTGGCCTCTATCTACTAAACCCTATTGGGATCGGTTCTGGTCACAGAGTCCTGCAGTACCTCCCGCAGCAGTTCAAGCGCCTTTCTCACAATTAGATTGGCCTCTGCCTACTAGGAGGGAATGGGATAGATTCTGGTCACAGAGTCCTTATCCTGTACCTCCGTATCCCTTCAATCAATACGACTGGGCTAATCCCAGAAGCTATCCTAGACCTGATTTTACCACAGCCTTTACATTAGGTCCTAGTACACTTCTACCCCCTTTCAATCAAAAGGATTGGCCTACCCCCGTACCCCCTAGATATTGGGATAGAAGTTCTACAAGTAATCTACTAGAAACACCTTTCTTTCTCCCTATACCTTACTTGGAGAAGAATTGGCCTAATCCTCCTAAACCTCAATGGTATCAGGATTGGAACCAGAATCTAGTTCTAATCATACCTGCCGGTCCTAAGCCTTTTAATCAACAGGATTGGCCTAACCCAATACCCTTCAATAGACTAGATCAATTCTTAGGGTCTACTCTACTTGAATCTACTATAGCTCCATCTACTGCCAAACCTTTCTTGCAGACAGATTGGGTCAACCCTCAACCAGTATATTGGTTCAGGGATTTTAACCAGAACATAGTTCTACTATTCCCACCTCCTATAGTTACCTTGCAACCTCTACATTATCATCAATTCCCAGGTTCAACAGTAGGTACGCTAGGAGCATTCTTACATTATTAAGGAGTTATAATAAATGGCAACATCTAAAGGCGTCGCTAAGGGTCATATGGATGGCCACAAAGGTGGCAAGACTCATGGAGTTAAAGTGAAGGGCAAGACTGGATCAGCATCCGGTAAGAAGATTTCTGGTAAGGCCAGAGGACATCATTCGATTCTCTTCGGCGACAAGAAGAATACCAAGCAAACTAAAGGTATTAAGACTGGCGGACTTACCAAAGGTAAGTAATTGTGAATTTCGAGCATACTAGCCTATTAATTTCTATTGGTTTATTCGTAGTAGGATTAGCAGGTTTTTATCTAGCCAGTTCTTCTCGCTATTTTACTATCCGAGAACATCAAGAATTCATGTCTTCTATCTTCAGAGAGTTCGATAAGATTCATGGGCAATTAGTGAGATTAGAAGATACCAGACCTACTACAGGTGAACTGGAAGCTAGGTTGAATCGTAATGGTCTCAAAACCTAAAAAGGTTAATACCGAGAGAGAAAATCGTAGACTTAAAGCTGAGTCTGATTTAGAATACTTCATTGAATTAGTTCATCCTCGTCGTCTGCTAGGGAATGTACATCGAGAAATTATTCGATGGTGGACACGGCCTGAAGCTAAGCAGCATCAACTGATTCTCTTACCACGAGATCATATGAAGAGTACTCTCGTAGTATATCGAGTGGCTTGGGAATTAACACGAGATCCCACCAAAAGAATTCTTATTATTTCGTCTACTTCTAACCTAGCCGTCAAACAACTTAAGTTCATCAAAGATATCTTAACGTCCGATGTATATCGAATGTTCTGGCCTGAGATGGTCATTAAGGAAGAGGCTCTCCGAGAGAAGTGGACTGAGAAGGAGATATCCGTTGATCACCCATTGCGAAAGCTTGAGTCCATACGAGATCCCTCTATATTTACAGCAGGGCTTACTAGCAATATTGTTGGTCTGCACTGCGATATCGCTGTTATGGACGACGTGGTTGTCCAGGGAAATGCATACCTTGAAGAAGGACGTGAGAAGGTTAAGGATCAATACTCCCTTCTTTCTTCGGTAGAAACTGCAAATGCACAAGAATGGGTGGTTGGTACCCGGTATCACCCCCGAGACTTATATTCAGATCTATTAGGAATGGAGATTGAAGAATACGATGAATTGGGAAATGTTTCTAAGGCCACCCCTCTTTTCGAGGTTTTTGAGCGACAGGTGGAATCTATCGGAGACGGAACTGGAGAATTTCTTTGGCCTCTCCAACAACGAACCGATGGAAAGTGGTTCGGATTCAATTCCGAGATCCTGGCTAAGAAAAGGGCCCAATACCTTAACAAGGTACACTTTAGGGCCCAATACTACAATGACCCTCATGACGTTGACTCATCAGTCATCAAACGAGAACTCTTCCAATACTACGACCCCAGCTACCTCTCTAGAAGAGAAGGACGATGGTTCTTCAAACGTGAAAGAATCAATGTAGTAGCTGCAGTAGACTTCGCCTATTCAATGGGTAAGAAGAGTGATTTTTCTTCCATTGTAGTGGTAGGTCTAGATGGTCTAGGTAATTATTACGTGCTGGACATAGATCGCTTCAAAACAGATAAGATTTCAGAATATTTTAATAGGATCTTAAAGCTGTTCGAGAAGTGGAACTTCAGAAAAATAAGAGCTGAAGTGTCTGTGGCCCAGCAGGTAATAGTCAAAGACTTGAAAGAGAACTATGTCAAGCCTCATGGGTTAAGTCTAATCATAGATGAATTCAGACCCTCTCGTTGGCAGGGGTCTAAGGAAGAACGTATCTTAGCGGCACTGGAACCTAAATATGCTAATGGCCAAGTATGGCATTATCCTGGCGGTAACTGCCAGACTCTAGAAGAGGAATTAATTTTTGCTAATCCTTCACATGACGACATCAAGGATGCTCTGGCTTCGGCAGTGGACTTCGCAGTACCACCGATTAACCTGTATAGACCTGTATCAACGAAAGACACTGGAACTTTTCATCCTAAGTGGGGAGGAGTTCTATGACCGGTAAGGTAATGGAACTCAGGGATGTCCTAAGTCCCGACATGCTGGCTACCAGACTTACAGAACGTTATGTGGAGTGGGAAACTCTTCGTCAACAGAAGAAGAATGACTGGGAGGAGATAGTAAGATACGTCTATGCTACTGATACTACTCAAACTACCAACGTCAAGAATCCCTGGAAAAATAGAACTGTGGTTCCGAAACTGTGTCAGATCAGGGACAATCTATTTGCTAATTATACTGCCACGTTATTTCCTAAGCGTAAATGGTTGGTATGGGAGGCAAATAATAAAGATTCTAACCAAGTTAGTAAGAGGGATGCTATCGTAAATTACATGTCTTGGTGCATAGATCAGCCTATGTTCAAACATGAGATAGATAAAGTTATCATGGACTACATCCACTACGGTAATTGCTTCGCTACTGTAGAGTGGATGGACCAGAGAGTAGAATTACAAGACAAGACTCAAGTGGGATACGTAGGACCTATGATCCGTAGGATTAATCCTTATGATATAGTGATGAATCCCACGGCAGAGAACTTCATCCAATCCCCTAAATTAATACGTTCTATTATATCTCTAGGTGAAATACGAGAGATGTTAGCTCGAATGTCTACGGATGAGAATAGGGTGGAACTGGAGAATCTATATGAGTACCTCAAGAAGATCCGATACCATGCCCGAACTTTTCAGGGAGATTGGATTCAGCGAGATAGATTATATGCTATGGATGGCTTCACATCCTTCCGTGCGTACTTACTTCAAGACTTTGTCGAAGTCTTAACTTTCTATGGGGACTGGTACGACGACTACAACGACCACTTCGAAAAGAATCGAGTCATTACGGTCATCGACCGCCATCGCTTGGTTAACAACAGATCAAACGCTTCCTTCTTCGGATACGCTCCTATCTTTCATGTTCCCTGGCGAAAGAAGCCAGATAACCTCTGGGGTATGGGGCCTCTAGATAATCTAGTCGGTATGCAGTATCGAATGGATCATATCGAGAACATGAAGGCGGATATCTTCGATCTGGTCACATACCCAGTACAAAAGATTAAAGGATTCGTAGAAGACTATGTCTGGCAACCTGGTGAGAAGATCTTCATAGGAGACGAAGGTGATGTGGAACTGGTTAACCCCGAGACACAACCACTTAACGCGAATATAGAAATAGCCCAGATAGCAGCGCTAATGGAAGAGATGGCAGGTGCCCCTAAAGAAGCCATGGGCTTCCGTAGTCCTGGAGAGAAGACAGCCTATGAGGTACAGCGAATGGAGAACGCTGCCTCCAGAATCTTCCAAAATAAGATTGCTCAGTTTGAAGAACAGATGTTGGAACCACTACTGAACGCCATGTTGGAACTTGCCCGGCGTAATATGGTGGATGCAACTACCATCAGAATATTCGATGATGATTTTAAGATCTCTTCGTTCCAAGACTTGACAGCAGAAGATATTACTGGCATAGGTCGTATCAAGCCCATCGCAGCCAGACACTTTGCAGAACAAGCCCAGCTAATACAAAATTTAACTAACATGACGGGCTCTGCCATTTGGCAATCAGTGTCTCCTCACTTCTCTTCAGTTAAGTTGGCTAAGGTTGTCGAAGAGGCTCTTAACTTGAAAGACTATGAGATAGTTCTACCTTTCGTGCAGATTGCTGAACAAGCGGAAGCACAGATGCAAATGCAATCCTTACAAGAACAGTTGCATAAGCAAACAGGTACTGCTTCAGGTATGGGTACAGACTTTGATATGGAAGCGATGAATGCTCCACCCGGTGGTAAATCATCCCCATTCAACTTGAAGAGAGAACCGTCTCAATCAGCTGAACCCGGAGGCCTATTGGCCACCCAATAAAGGAAATATAATGACCCTTTCATTTTTCGAGAAATTACAGGCTGGCTTTGTTAAGGATGAACAATGGGTTCTATCCGAAATTACTAAAGGCTGGCAACTACTGCAAACAGTAGGGCATACCGTTGATGTTGACATACATAATATCTTCAGTTGGATTCAAACCCATCAGGGTAATATTCTGGCCATCTTCCAGCAAGCGCTGTCTGCCATGACAATAGTGGGAGCTGTTATTCCCGGCATAGGCCCAGGAGTTGCTGCAGCTACGGAAGCTATCAACGTAGCCACTGTAGCCGTCAATGTACTGTCTAAGTCAGTGATTGCAGGCTCTACTCCGTTGAGCACCGCAGTCAATGCTTACCACGCTGTGAAAGACGCTCAGACTGCGGTCAACGCTGTCCTCAAGCATGCTACTACAAATCCTCAGGTTCTTAAGGGTACTGTGCCTGTAGAGCCTGCGAACGATGGTTCATAATGATTACTGCGTGGACCAAGAATTTAAAGACAGCTAAAGATATAGATGAATTCGAGAAATATGTTCGCGGTTCCACAAGACTACTGGACCGATTGAAAGAAATATTGCACGAAAACCTGTCACAATTGGATTCCAGAGAAGTATCTTCTACAGACTTCGATGATCCTAATTGGTCTTTTAGACAGGCATTCCGGAACGGACAACGTTCTACACTTAAGAACTTAATACGATTAACAACCTTAGACCATAGGAGCGAAGATGAATCTACTGGAAGAGGACGACCTACAACCACCACAGTTAGATGAAACTAAAAAGTACTACGAAGAACTCGTAGGAGAAGGCAGGAAGTTCAAAGATCCCGAAGCTCTTGCCCGAAGTAAATTTGAGGCCGATTCTTATATCGAAATCTTGAAACGTCAGAAGGACGAACTCCGTGCTGACTATTTGAAGATGAGAGAAGAGACCATGGCCAAGGCTAAACTAGAAGAGCTAATAGACCGACATAGTAAACAGTTGTCCGGTGAAAACAAGAAACCCGATGACACCGCAGTGAAGCCCTTAGATCCTGCTGAATTAGATCGTATCTTTGGCGAGAAGATTAATGCTTATGAATTAGCTAATCGTCAGAGAGTCAATCTCAAGACAGTGAAGGATAAACTAATCGAACGCTTTGGTAAGAACTACCAGAGCACTGTCAAGGAACAGATACAAGACTTAGGAATCACAGAAGAAGTTTTCAACCAAATGGCACAGAACTATCCACAGATGGTCTTCAAGGCTTTAGAGATAGACAGACCGCCTCAGAGAGAAGATTTTCCAGCTCCTCCCAGGAACTCTGTAAACAGACCCGCAAATAAAGGCGAGACTAAGAGAACTTGGACTTACTATCAGGAACTGAAGAAGACTAACCCTAAGTTATATCTGGATCCTAAAACAACTAACCAGATGCACAAAGACTACCAGGAACTCGGAACAGACTTCGAGGATGGCGACTTTAAAGCCTATGGTATGTAGTGCATCTTCAGGAGACTAACTTATGGCTGGTTTTATGACAACCAACACAAATTATCTCTTGAGGACTAATCTTTGGTCTCGTCAGATCAAAGAACTCCTCTTGGATGATTTGAATGCCATGAAGTTTGTCCGAATCTTGACAGATTTCCCTGACGGTGTCACATTGAACATCCCGTCGATTGGTGAAGCTGAGACTGCTGACTTTACAGAAGGTCAGGCTATTAAGTATAACGCGATGGATACAGGTAACTTTGTATTCTCGTTCGATACCTATAAGTACTCGGCTAACGCAATCTCGGAGAAGTTCAAGCGCGACTCTTTCTATTCAGCTGATGTTATCTCGGCATTCGTGCCTCGACAACATCGTGCGCTGATGGAAGCTATTGAGACTAACATTCTTGCGAAAGCGAATGCCGGACAAACTGCGGCATCTACCAATACCATCAATACTGCGTACCACCGATGGGTTGGTCAGGGTCCAGGCCAGACAATTACACTACCAGATTTTGCAGCGGCACAGTTCGCCCTTACTAAGGCTAACGTTCCTCTGTCTGATCTGTGTGCCATTGTCGATCCTACCGTGGCTTACACACTACAGACGCAGACTAACTTGGTCAACTTGATCACTCCCGCACCCATGTGGCAACGTATTCCTTACGAAGGCGCAATGAGCGGATTTAAGTTCAAGTTCAACATTTATGGCTTCGACCTTTACGTGTCCAACTATCTCCCTGCAATTGCTTCGGAGACTGTTGGTGCGGCATCGGTCACCAACGGTGTTCCTAATCTACTCTTCTCGGCAGCTCCTGGCGATACTCTCCCTTGGGTGGGTGGTTTCCGTCAGATGCCTACCGTCTACTCGGAGTTCAACAAAGATCTCCAGCAAGAAGAGTATCTCACGATCGCCGAGTGGGGTTTCAAGCTGTATCGACCTGAGAACATGATTTCCATTCTCACTGCGGCTAACACCGTCGTGCAGCCGTAATAGAGGAGAATAAATTATGAGTTCAGGATTTTATATTAACGCTGATGGGCTTCCGCTGCAGTTTGGCACGCAGAAGGCTATTCCCGAGCAAGGTGGCGACTATGTGATGTACGGTGAGAACCGAGAGGTGGAAGTTTATATTCCTCTCGGTGTCACTACCATAGGACCCGCTGGAGCCGTTTCGTTCCCAGGGCTTCCCAGCACCTTCACAGGTACTGGTACTCCCGCAGGAACAACTACATCTGCAGGTATCGTGTCTATGACTACGATGTTCCCGCTGATGGATACTGCACCCGTTACTACTGCATCTTCGGGTGGCGTACTCTCAATCACTCAACCTCAATTATTCATTGATCAGATTGATTTCGAAGTCGTCATTCCCGCAGTTGCTGGTACTGGCGGTGCAACAGGCCTCACCGGTATCGGTCTAGCGGCTATCAATCCTGCTACGCAGGCATTCGTTCAGATTGGTCCTAACGCTGGTGTCCAGCTATTAGGAGCATGTACGACTGCTAAGATGGCAGCTGGTATGCACTATACCTTCTACGCGGATGGTTCCGAATTTGGAACCGGTACTCCGCCTACTGCACCGGCTTGGCTAGGTAACGTTCCTCTGATGACTGGCTTCTCGCCCGTCGTGGAGAAAGCCTATATCTCGGCCATCTGTTCTGGTGGTCCATATACAGGCACTAGCGCAGGAGGCTTGAATAAGCTTCGTGTTCGGTATAACTACTACGGTTCGATTAACTTCTAATCGTTCATTGGTGTGGTGGCTCTTAACGGGCCACCACCTCATAGAAAGGAAAATAAATGGCTACTAACTCAGGTCTCTTTGACTCTTCAAGATCAGAAGACTTTAGCGGTATAGATGAGATTATAGGTAATGAGCGCGCTCGTGCTACATTTCTTCCAGTTACTCTAAATGCTACAGTCGGTTCTCCTGCTACATATCAAACTACTAAACTAGGACAGAATAACTACGGATCTTTTGGCGCTCCTAGAACTGTAAGTACTAGCTCTGCCGTTGCAATATCTATGGGTGATTTGCTCACAGGTATTATTACGATTAACGCTGGTGCTCCGCTGACAGCTACTTTCGATTCAGCTGCCAATATGGTTGCAGTTCTTAATACTATTTCAGCCGGTGCTGTTATTGGTGATCAAGTATCTTGTCTACTAATCAATAGTGGTGGCTCGACCATTACTCTAGCTGTACCTGCTTCAGGTTCTTTCGATACCAACCAAGCAAGTAGAACGGTTGTTACCAATACTTCTAAGTGGGTTACAGTTCGTTTCACTAATGTCACTAATGGTGCTGAAGCGTATACGGTCTACTTCTAATGGCTATTAATGTATCCCTAAATAATGTAGCTAGTCTGCAGGATACCTCTACTGCAGCTAACACTATTAATATTAATAGTAATACTATTGCCGCAGCCTTATCGGATGCTGTATCTAGGAGTGGACAGACTCCTAATGCAATGAGTTCAGCTCTGGATATGAATGGGAATAGGATATTAAATCTACCTGTCCCTATTAGTCCTACTGATGTAGTCAGATTAGAAGACTTATCAGGAGGGGTAGCTTCTTCTGCGCTTAATATCAATTTGCCTGCTAATAATTTGTATGGTAATCCTACCGGAGGTTCAGCAGCTGGTACAGGTGTTCCTATATCAGGATTGCTATCCTTTTCAGGAGGTACATTAACTACCCAAAATCTGGTAGGAGATGTAACCTCTGCAGGTACCTCTACTACTATTGGTACTGGAGTGGTTGCTAACTCTAAGTTAGCTACTGTTCCTGCTAATTCAGTAATAGGCAATAACGCAGGTACTACTCAACCAGCTACATACTTAACTGCATCTCAAGTCTTAGATACAGTAGGTCTGACTAAAGGTGATGTCTTATATAGGGATACAGCAGGATGGAATGTTCTTCCTCCTGGAACTAATGGCTTTGTACTTACTACCAACGGGGCTGGTACTAATCCAACTTGGACTGTAGCTCCGGGTGCAGGAGTAGGTTCAGGTTCAGTTACTAGCGTAGCTATGACTGTCCCGGCATATGAGACGGTAACTGGCTCGCCCGTTACTACTTCAGGCACCTTAGCTATAACAGCTAACAATCAAGCAGCTAATACTATCTTAGCTGGTCCTACTACAGGTGCTGCGACTACTCCTGCTTATAGAGCTCTAGTAGGTGCAGATCTTCCTGTAGGTGGTGTGGCTAATGCCAATCTAGCCACTATGTCTCCTTTTACTGCTAAAGCTAATTTGACTGGTGGTACGGCAATTCCTACGGATGTGTTCATTCCCAATCTAATGGATTCTGTGAGTGTTACCAGAGGCAGTGTTTTATATCGAGGTGCAAGCGCATGGTCGGCCATAGCTCCAGGTACAGCTGGATTTCATCTCACTACTAATGGTGCAGGTGCTGATCCTACTTGGACGAGTAATGCCGTTAATACTGGCTTTACTACCGTTGCTTCTACTGGCAACGTAACTAACGATACTAACTCTATTAACAACGCTCTATCTACTCTGCATTCTTCAGGTGGTGGCACTGTATGGTTAGTATCTCCTACATATACGTTAGGCAACATTAGTGTACCCTCTGGTTGTTCCTTACGTGGTATGGGTCCTATGGCCACTGTCATCACATCAGCAGCTGCAGGCAGCCTAATAAATTTAGCTGCGCCTAGCAGTGGAATTTGTATTCGAGATTTAGGTATAACTGGAAATTGTACTAACGCAATCAGTGATAATAACGTTTCGAATATGGGTTTTGCTCTAATTGACAATGTCAATATTGAAGGTACGGGCTTTACCATTTCTAACGGTATTGTTTTTTCAGGCAGTGGTCTTGGTGGTTATTGGAATAGAATTAATAATTGCCGTATAAATAATGTCGGAAACGCCATTGTTTTGAATGGATCTAATGCATTAAATGCTGTTCTGCGAGATATAGATATTGGTGGTGGTAATATAGGAGTTAATGCAGTAGGAGATGCGGCGGCAGGTACTTTTTTTGTAATGGAAAATGTCCAGTGTAATAGTTGTACCAATATCGGTTTTGCAGCAACCAATTGTAGTTTCAGTGCTAATAATTGTATTATGGACGGTTGTGGGAATTATGCTACTAATCTCTTTTATAATAGTATATCAGGTATGCCTTCGATTGGGTATTATGTTAACATGACTCATACCTGGAGTAATTTTTCTCAGAACACTAATCCAGGAGTAGGTAATTTCATAGGCTCTGGGATGGTTGTTGATACTACTGCTCTCTCTACAATTAAACTTACTATTAACTTAGCTAGTTGCAGATGTGAAGAGAATAAGTTTACGGGATTAGTACTAAATGGTAACACCAGTTCTCCTACTAATTTAAGAGCCTCTGTCACCGGTTGTGTATTTATTCAAAATAATATAGGAAACACTACTACACCTATTAATGGAGAAGGAGCTTATTTTAGTGCTTGTAAAGTATCTGCAGTAGGTAATCATATGACTGATAATCTCACGGGTGCTGCGGGTATGTTCTTAACTGCAAATTCATCTGGAGCTGTAATAGGAAATATTGGAGTCAATAATCCCGGTGGTACAGTGATTAATAACGGTACAGCAGTAACAACAGGAAATTCATAATGAAAGAAAATTACGAGCAGGCTTTAACTGAAGTACTCAAGTCAGAGGGGGGCTATTCTAATGATCCAGGAGATCCTGGTGGACCTACTAATTTCGGTATCACTATCAATGATTATAGGAGTTATATTAATGCTCACGGTACTGCCCAAGATGTGAGGAGAATGACCCTTGACCAAGCCAAAACAATTTACAAGAGTAAGTATTGGGATGCTGTGGGATGCGATCTACTTCCTAGTGGGATTGATTATTGTGTATTTGATTATGGAGTTAACTCTGGAATTGGCCGAGCTAAACGAATTCTGGGCGAGTTCCCAACTGTAATTAAAACAGATCCTGTAAAAGCAATTAATGCTATCTGTGATGAGCGTATCAACTTCTTGAGGCGCTTAGGTACCTTCCGTCGATTTGGACAAGGTTGGACTACCCGAGTGGCTCATGTACGAGCTCTATCAATCGTGATGGCTCATAAAGTAACTACACCTACTGCGACTATTCCTGTAGTACAACATCTGACCAGAGCATGGATATCCTTCGGTATGGGTGGATCTGTTTTTGATCCTGCCGGTGGGGAGAAACAACTGGTAGAACGCTGCAAAGGCATTGGCATAGATACTAGGAATAGTCCATATCAATGGAGCGATATCAACGCTATCGTTGCAGATATTGATAAATCAGATACTAAGATCATTGTAGGTGGGGATTCTCTAGGTGCTAATGAAGCTCCACGAATAGCCGCGTCAACCAAACATAACATAGATCTACTTTTTGGCTTCCAGCCTTCTGAATGGGGAGAACACATTCAAGTACCAGCTAACGTAGCTGAAGCAGTATGCATCTATAATCCTACATGGATACAGACAATAGGTTTAGGACACTATCCTTGGTCTCTAGCACCAGGTAATAAGAGAACTAAGCTAAGTCTAATTCCCATAGAAGCTCCTCATCCAGACGATTGGGGGCAATCTCAAGATATTATATTCAAACGCATAAAGGAGATACACAGTGGCCACTAAGGAAGAAATCAATCACGTTGCAACAGACTTACATCAGGCTCTAACTGTAGAGGTGAGCAAGCTCCCTTCTTTCGAGAGAGTCATGATCCCTACGGATCTAGTTCCTCATCTGTCGGCTCTGATGGCGACCACAGCTATTAACTCTATAGATAAATTCCGCGCACATCCGGTGGCGACAGCTCCGGTCAAAGCATGATCAATAGAGAACAATTTACAGGGTCTCTGCGTATTTTAGTACCCGCTGTATGCGCATGGTTAGCAGCTCAAGGATTCAAGGAATTTAGTGATAGTACTATTGTAACAGACATTACAGTAGCCATTATCACTATAGGTTCTGTGCTATGGTCTTTTGTCGCACATACTGATGCATCTAAGATTGAGTCAGTAGCTTCTATTGATCCGATGATTAGAATCTCGATACCTGAGCATGTTCTTAAAAATGATACCTCTGTTGAGGCTATAGTCAAAGATATTACGGTTCCTAATGTAGTTAAAAACGAGCATACTAATGGCTGACAATATGAAGATGACTCTGCTCCAAATGGTGCAGAGTATACTTTCCTCCATGAACTCTGATGAGGTTAATTCCATATCAGATACTGCAGAGTCTCTTCAGGTTGCTAGGTCAATAGAACAGACTTATTGGAATATGTTAGGCAGATACGACTTACCTGAACATAATAGACTATTTCAATTAGACCCTGCTAATGATCCTACTACACCTTGTCTGATGTTCCGTCCGGAAGGCTGTACGCGTATTGAATGGATTAAGTACTTCGATACTAATCCAAGCGATTCTACACAGGTATCTCAGTTCGGATCGTTTTCACATAGTTTAAATACAGATATCGTTAATACGCAATCCTGGTCTACTACTTCGACATCTTCCAATACTATTGCGACTGGTTCTTCGACCTTTACAGTAGGTGCAGGATTACCCGCAATAGTAGGTCAAGCTGTAACGGCTCAATCAGGTACTAACTTTATGACGGGTACCATAACTAGTTATTCAGGTAATACTTTAATTATGAATGTAACAGCTATTCAAGGTGTAGGTACATTCAATAGTTGGATTATATTCTCAGGATCTCCTACACAAGTCCCTGGATACAAAGACATAAAGATCTTGCCTATAGATGAGTTTATTAATTATACTGCAAGTTTCAACTCTCAAGTAGGGGACGTAGGAACTCAACAGCTATCCGTAATTGATCCTGCTACTAACACTACCAACCTATTTCAATTCAGGTTCTTCAATAATAGACAACCTCGATTTTGTACTGTTCTGAGTAACTACTACGTAGTATTTGATTCTTATGACCAGACTCAAGATACTACTTTACAGGCCAGTAAGACCATGGTCTGGGGATGGATATATCCTACTTTCACTATGGTGGATACATTCGTACCTGACTTAGATGCTCAACAGTTTCCCATTCTTCTCAATGATGCCAAGGCTCTGGTTTTCTTCGAACAGAAGCAGATGCCTCACGCTAAAGCTGAAGAAGAGGTAGGACGACAGTTGACGGCGCTACAGAAATGGAAAGCTATCGCAGGACGTGTATCAGATGAAAAGGATATGTTCTTCAGAGAATTACCTAACTTCGGGAGATGAATGTGGACCGCACACAAAACAAGACCAAGATGAAAACAGATGACCGTATCTTAATTCTCAAACCTAAAGAAGGTGAATTACCCTTAACTTCTGGATTAGCCGTGGATCGAAGATTGTTAAATGGAGAGAATAGAATACATGCAATACTAGATAAAAATTTTATGTTCTGGAGCCTCAAGTACGATGCAGGAAATCTACCTCCTCCGTTAAGACAGAGCTTCACTTCATTCGGTAAATGCTTAGATTATGTAAAAAATTATTTCAGCAGAAGGAATATAGAGGTAGTGGAAATCTTGGATTAAATGGTCAGACGAACTTCAAAAAATATAGCACCTTATTATAGAAGTATGCGGCCCGCGCCTCAGTCTATCTCGGTGGAGAATAACTTCACCGGCGGTTTAAAGACAGAGTTCACGGGCCTTAACTTTCCTGAGAATGCTTGTACGCAGACGGAGAATTGTGTCTTCTCTCTAATAGGGGATGTAACTCGACGTGGAGGTTTTGATTATGAACCTTCGAGTCAAATTAATCCTTTTCCTGCGGGAGGAGCGCATACAACTTATAGATGGCGAAATGCAGGTGGGGATGGTCAGTCTGAAATCTTAGTTCAACAAACTAACAATATAATAAGTTTCTTTCTCACTTCAGCTGCAGGTACCTCGAATACGGGGATATCGCAGAACATTTTATCTACCTCATTAGATCTGAATAGTTTTCTGATTGCTGGCAATCCTATTCCAGATACTCAAGAGTGTCAGTATTCGGATGGCAACGGTTTCCTATTTATCTTTCATCCTTATTGTAGTCCTGTGTATGTAACATATACTCCTTCTACTGCTATTATAAACTATAATGCTATTACGATTAATATCAGAGACTTGGATGGAATTCCGGATAGTCTGGGTGTACAAGGAAATGCTTCATCTTTAACTACTCGACCTGCGACTTTAAGTAATGAGCACAATTATAATCTACAGAATCAAGGATGGACTGAAACTGCAGGTTGGGCAGCCGCGTCTAATCCTGCTGCTATAATAGGCAGTACGAGTAATAATAATGTCGTCTGGTTTTATAATCTTCCCTCAGGTAATTATTCATTCGCGAATGTAGCTTCAGCCATTACTCCTACTCCTACCGTAGGTCAGACTTGGCAGGGAAGTATCCATATTCTAATTTCCTATTTTAATGGTGGTCATGTTCTTACCACTAATCAAGCCCTTGATGTAGCCATCATGGGTACTGTGGTTTCTTACAGTGGTACTACGCTAGTTCTAAATATTCCTATTGCGATTTCATTACCTACGGGTTATGCTTTTGATTTTCCTCATACTATTGCTACTATTACAGCAGAGGCAGCGGGCTTTCAGCAAACTAACGTAGGGAGTAAAATCACTACGTGGAACGCAGCCATAAAAAACTACCCGTCTAATGCAGATATTTGGTGGCAGTTCAAAGATACTACCAATGTCTTTAATCCTTCCGTAGCTTCCATTCTCAATGTAACGCTAGCAAATACTAGAGCACCGGCAGGTCACTTTATCTTAGACGCCTTCTTTCAAGATAGAACGGCAGCTTCAGGTATACCAAATATACAAGCAATGTATAATTCGGGACGCCCGTCTACAGGTGCCTTCTTCGCAGGACGTGTATGGTACTCAGGTGCCAGCGTATCCTCTCCATCCGGTGGTGATGCTCCGGCCTATACTTGGACTGAGAATATCTACTACTCTCAAATAGTGGGCAATCAATCAGACTTTGGACGGTGCTATTCTGTCAATGATCCTACGGACGAAACATTCTTCAGTCCTCTGTCTACTGATGGAGGAATAATAATTATCCAAGGTACGGGAGCCATATATAAACTATTCCCCATTGCCAATGGTCTATTGGTAATGGCTCAAAATGGTATATGGTTAATATCAGGTTCTGCTGGATTTGGATTTGATCCTACTTCTTATCTGATATCACAAATATCTAAAGTTAAGATTCTATCTCCTTCTTCCATAGTGGATGTATTAGGTCTACCCTTCTTCTGGAATTTAGAAGGAATATATTCAGTTCAACTGGGTCAAGAAAAATCTCCTTATGGTCACGGAGGTTTAACAGTTAATCCTCTCACAGTAGGGACTATCTTATCTTTCTATAATAACATACCTCAGAATAGTAAGTTGTATGCTAAGGCTGCGTATAATCCCATTACCTACGTAATTCAATGGCTCTATAGGAGTACCAATGAATCAGGTATTGGTAATAGATATGTCTACGATTCTGCCTTGAGCTTAAATATTTTCAATAAGGCTTTTTATCCATACATAATTTCTAATAAGGAAAACAGTACTGCCAATCTAAATATTTCAGGAATAGTGTTTATGGACTATCCCTCATCCACTACGCTAGATCCTCAGTTTAAGTATACTACTTTTGTACCTGCAGGAGGGACCTATTCGGAAGAGAATAACTTCACAACTTATACAGATTGGGTGACTGCAGGATTTAGTACTACCTATACGAGTACTTTTACCACAGGGTATAAGTTACATGGGCAGGCCTTCAAGAGATGGATGCCCATATACATGTATTTATTCTCCAGAAATACAATACCTACTTCATATCAGGTTCAAGCTATTTGGGATTTCAATGTTAATGCATTAGGACGAACTTCTAATGTTCAGACTGTTGTAAATTGGAATCCTGAGTTCGGAATGTTATATAGACGCCATAAATTACGAGGACATGGCCTGGCAGTGCAATTTAAAATTACTTCAGTAGATGGACAACCTTTTGATTTCATGGGCTGGGCTGTACCTGAAGAACAAGCGATGGGTGCATAATGGATCCAGTTACAATGATCATGGGAATTACTGCGGCAGCTGGACTGGCCACTACGTTGTTTGGTACGGCCAAGTCTGTAGATGCTTCTCAACAAGCTGCTGGTATCTCGGGTCAGATCTACGGAGTAGAAGGACAAATCGTAGGTGTAGAACAGCAGGAGAATTACCAGAAGTACTTGGCCATGCTTTATGGTTCTAAACGCCAGGAGATGGAGAATCTTCGTAAGACTCAGCAATCTGCGGCTTCGATATCTAGTAATGCAGTTAATGCAGGAGCACAGTTCGGGTCTGAACCCAATGTCGGTAAAGGAGCTGCAGTAGCCGGAGGTGCCTTTAATTCTGGAGGCTTACTGCAGAGTATTCAGACTGGCACTGCTATGTATGGACTATCTAACCAGATCACAGGCCTACAAGAGACTGAGGCAGGATACAAGAGTCAGTTGGCGACAGCTCAAGGTAATATTGCTGCAGGGCAGGGTATCGCTTCCTTCGGTTCGGCTCTTACAGGAGCTTCAGGACCTCTGGGTAGACTAGGTGGCAGTTTAGTAGGAGGACAAACTGGTTGACGAAGTAGCACTAACTCCCCCATACCAACAGCCAGACAATCAGGAAGTGGCGCTGACGCCCACTAAGCCTCTGCCTTCGGCTGCCTTGGCCACGGCACGTGCATTCCAAGCTCAGTATGGCTTAGGTCCCATATTAGGTATGGACTATGCAGACCTCACTCAAGCTATGCTGAGTGGTGACGAGAAGAATATTAGAGGACATGCTGCTGCTTCTATAGATGCTCAAACTAATGCAAACAGACTGGATCGTATTAGGAATCAACCTCACCTAATGCAAGAGATCCTAGCTGAACCTCAGTTCAAAACTAATCCTGATTATGTGTTAGAAACCGGTTGGGCTCATGCCTATGCGTCTAATCTAAATGAAGGCAAGAGGCATACCGAGTGGGAAGATGCTCAAGAACAAGCGCCTGAAGTTGTAGCGCATACTCTCCAGTTGACTGAAGGATACCTATCACGAAGCAGAAAAATTCAGAATCTATTAGAAGATGCTCTGGATACTAGGTCTGATGAAACTACAATAGGTAAGGTAATAGACTTCGCCAAGTCTGCTGTTCCTTTCTACTCTCAACTTAAGACTACAGGAACTGTAGGACTATGGGGAGAGAACTTAGAGAACTATGCCGCTACTGCATGGACTATGTCTGAGGATGAATTCAGAAATAAGTTCATTCCCGATATGCAGAAGTTAATGCATGATAATCCTCAGGAAGCTATTACAGTTCTGCAAGCTGTATCAGGAATGTCTAACTCCGATAAGTTCTACAACAATATCATGGGTGCTATTGATGTAGCTTCTATACCAGGCATAACTAAGATTCCTGCTCTAGCTGCTAAAGTATCTATGTGGAATGCTACTCGTAGGGCTGCCGTAGACTTGATTAAGTCTTCTGCTCTGAAAGAGACTCCTGAAGTTGCTGCTGCGCGTGGCATAGGAGATACTCCTAAAGTAGCCACTACTAAAGTAGGCGCAGCTGTAGCACAGGATATAGAAGGTCGAGGTAATAAACTAGAGAGAGATCTCCAAACTCTGACTTCATATCTCACTGACGATATGTATAGTATAGCCAATCGCAGAGGTAATGTATCTCGTGAGTTGTTGACTCGTCTATTGAATAGCTATGAGTCTGCCAGAGAATTCGTGATGACTGATGTAGTCAACATAGCTAAAGCAGAACGACGTCCTCAACTACTGAAGCTATCTCAAGAGGTATTGGATGGTATCGTAGATCGTATGTCAACTACCATCAATTCCTATAAGGACGGTAATCTAGATTTAGTAGGTCCTTATATTGATGAACTCACTGGTGTTCACTATATGGAACTTCATAGGGGCAACACTAAAGGTGAACTCTTTGCCGAGAGAAAACACGCAGTCGTATCGGCTGGATTTGATAACATTGTAGATCCTGATATTAGACAAGAAGGTAAGTTCTATAAGTATGTTATCAGACTTCCTATTGATGAGAATGATCCATTCGTAAGAAACTTAGGTCTGGAACTATCTTCTTCTCAGACTCCCTATAATTGGGCTAATGCATTCATAGGTCTGCTACGTAATCCTGCAGACACTATGGCTAAGGATCAGATGTTGAACCGTGTTGTAGCTACTTATGCTCCTAACGAGTTTACTTCATTCATTCGTAAACAAGCTGCAGATATACAGAAGCTACGAGGCTTTAGAAATAAGCAGACGTTCAAAGACTTCGAAGATCTATTAAGAACGGCAACTCAAGAGCTTGATGATGAAGGGCGCTTAGGTAAATGGTATAAGGGTCCTGAAGATATCCAAGATTGGTATATCAGATCTAAAGGACGTACAGCTACTGAAGCTGAGATAGCAGGTTACTTCGCTTTCAAACAGATCAATGAATTAGATCGCATATTCCGACAGATTATGATCAATAAGATCCGTGATCGAATGGGTGTCAAGAACATCAGAATATTTCACTTCAGTAAAGAAGGTAATAAAGTCTATTCTCCTTTCGTAGATATGACACCTATGAAAGAATTCCCATCTGATACCAGAGGTACTTCATCAGTTCTAATCGTCAATAAAGATGGTAAACATGTGGTAGATAAGTTGACTCCCAATATTGAGAAACGCCTGGCTGAAGCTTTCAGCAAAGGTACTGTCAAAGTATTTAGAATCTTCGATCCTTATCGCGGAGAACTCAGTAGCTATTCTAGAAGTCAGGATCCATTCAGATACGTAATTACAGATCGTTTCGAACAGAGAGAGCTTCAATGGAACTCCTTACCTCGTAGAGGCGCAGGTCACGTAGAATATACTCATGGATACTATGTTAAAGAGCCTCAGTGGAAGTTAGATAAGACTACCGGTATAATGCACTACATGGGAGATAGAACGCTATTTGCTTCTAATCTTCGGGGAGTAGGTCAAGACTTCGCTGATAACATGAATAAGATCAGGGGTCACATCAGAGCTAATGAAATAGATCAAGCCCGTGCCTTACATCACACTACTATTCCAGACATGTCTTGGGAAGATCACTTCAATGGTTACTACGAACAGAAGGGCAAGAATTACCAACCTGCCAAGATGGACTTGAATGCCAAGGTCTATGTGGTACCCAACAACAAGATGGTCACAGATATAGATCCTGATCTACTTAAGAATACTAACGATGGAAGAGTGATGAATGGGACTAGGTCTTATTCAGATGCTAACATTGGTCAAGTTCAATTTACAGGTGAGAGAGATGTCCATGAACTCCAGTCCATAGATAATCTAGGTAGCAGACATAATCCTGTATTTAAGTTCTCTGCTGCAGATAAGGTTGATCCTCTGCCCATGATGAACAGGGCTGTCAACAGAGCTACTCAGAGTCTATGGATGGATGACATCAAGATGTCTGCCATAGAGCATTGGGCTACTGAAGCTAAACCTCACTTGAAAGATAACATAGCTCGTGAGGCGGATAACAATCCCTATCGAGTATTCATGGAAGCCGGTCCCGGAAGTTTCAAGAATGTTAATCCCGAGATGCAAAAACAGTTGATGTGGAATAAGAGAAAGATAGATCAGTTCATCGGTACTCCCAGTAAGATGGATACCTTCCTACATTCAGCTGCTCAATCGTTGGCAGACTCTGTCTACAGCAAGTTCGGATCTAAGTGGGCTTTAGTCCCTGAGAAAGTCATACCCTATATGACTGATCCATTCAGAACTATACGCTCCCTAGTCTTTAATGCTAAGGTAGGTCTATTCTCTCCTGCACAGTTCTTCGTCCATGCCTTTACTTATACCACTCTGTTAGGAGTAGCAGGAGCTAAAAAAGCTATACCAGGAACCCATGCAGCCTTCTTACATATGTGGTCTCTACGTAATCCTCATATCCTGGATCAACTGGATGAGATGGCTTCTCACTCCATGATCAG